GTTGCCGCGATAGACCACACGGCCTATTGAGGGACTCTGCCTTTTGAACTGCAAATTTACTCATAATTTGGCGTTCAGCAGTGAACATATCAAATTATAAGCCAAAACACAGCGGCGATGGCACCTCCGGCAACGGTAAGAATCCAATCGACCCAATCCCAATAGCAGCCGTGCAGCCTGTCTTTCAACTCAAGACATGACGCCGCCACTACCGAGGCGTATATGGCCGGGATAGCACCAAGGGCAAACAGCCCTACGAGAAGACCGCCAATGAGGTGCTTGTAGCGGTTGGAGGTCTTGAGGAATAATAAAATCTTGTCCATAAACTTTTGTATGTCAGAAATTGTTTGTATTTTTGCATTCAAGAATCGCACTGTGTGTGGGCTAAACTTGCGTAAAGCATAAGGGGTCGCCACAGTCGGTTCTTTTTTTATTGTATGGCATCTGTTATCGAATACAGGAATCGGTCATGTCTGATTTTGCCGGTACGCGATATGATGTCGGTCTCTCCGACATTGAGATAGACCTTCCTGCCATGCAGTTCAGCCTCATAGTAGTAGAATCTCTCGATGCGGTCGCGGCGTGGTTTTGATTTCGCCACTTTTTTTATGAATTTCGCTCCGGCCAAAAGAGAATCAAGCGAGGCGAGATCATCTTTAGTCAGTACGGAACTTCTCCCGAAAGTATCGGCATATAAATGCTTGTTCCCATATTTGGAGAATCCGACATTCATAGGATGGCCGTTGCCGTTGACAGAAATTTTCTTTGTAAGGAGCGGTTCCATCTCACGCATATAATGCTTTTTGACAACGGCACTTTCGGATTTTGACAGGTCGTTGTAACACTCATTTATAATGGCACACGCCTCGCACAGACTGTTCATCGGCCTAAATGCGAATTTCCGTTTGTTTATATCGCAGTCCCGGCAGCGGCGTATAGTGTATGGATTGTAGTCCGGCACCGTCTTTTGCTCAAGTCCGGGATTGAATCGGAATATTCCTTTGCTGTCGCGTTGCAGAGCCTCGTCGCCAAGCCTCATCGCCTCCGCGTGGGATGTCGCCGGATACTTTGACTTGCGAACCTGTACGACAGTGCATCGGCAGTTCCATCCATTCGGAGGATAGAACTCCGCCCAAAACGGGTCAGATGGAGGCAGGGTCACACCATCGAGGGCGGCGTGTTCCGGGCGAACCTTATCATCCTTTTGAGTTCGGTATTGGAGATTGTATCGGTCTCCATCCTGCATGAATCCTTCCCATTTAGCAGCCATTTCTGCCGAAGCGGTGACAAAGTTATACTCAGCCCGGAGGTAGTTTGCATTATAGGTTTGGTCGATGCTTCGAACATCGTTCAAAAAGCGTTCAAACGATTTTCGTTCGCCGTTCTCATCTACAAGTGAGGGGAAAGCCTCGTTGAGTTCGTGGAATGTTTTAATGCCAGAGAAAATAAAGTCCGAGCGGTGGAGCCTTTTGCGCATGGCATCGGACATCTTGACTTGCTCGAATGACGAGTCAAGGGCAGACGCATGGCTCTTGATGAATTCCCGGACTTGCGGAGTGGATAGAATATCGATGGAGAGCTGCGCACCTTCAGTTTTATACACAGCCTTCATCATTCCGTCGAACAGAACGGAGAGCTGCTTACGAATTTCATCCTCACGTTCTTTGCGCCCGGCCATGAACACCTCCGGCATATCCTTGAGCAGACGGGCATAGCGTTCATGCAGCCCCACATAGTCAGTGGGGCTTAGTCGAAAAAAGGTCTGCTGTTCTTTTGCTTGCCCTTATCATCCGGCTTCGTGTCATCGCCGTCTTCCCCATCACCTCCGGGTGGTATGATTGGTGCGGTCTCCCGACGGTCTCCCACAGGCATGCCGTATTTGTCGGCAAAGTATGAAGGGTCAACATCAAAATTGTTGAGAATCATAGTCTCGTATGCAATCTGTTGTTCCGGCGTATAATCCACCGCGTCGTCCCATTCAAAGCGCAAGCCTTTGAGGGGGAAACCGTGCTTGATCATCCGAGGGATGAGCTGATTGTTTACGATGTCGCGGAGCATATCGCGGTCGGACTCCACAAGGTTCTCGAATACCTGCAAATGTGTTTCTGACTGCGACAGTGAAGAACCGTCCTCGATTGTCATGGTCTGGCCGATGGTCAGTTTCGACAGTTCCGAATTGGCACGGTCAATGCGCTTGTCATATACATTGAAGGCATCGCCTTTGCCGGATTCGACAAACTGAACTTCGGTTTCCATGCCGGTCACCATACCGAGATTGCTTCCGGCTTCCTGTATCATCTGCTCAAGTCGTTTCCACTCTTTCGGATCACGGGTAGTTGTCTTGGCGACACGCATCGGCATACCGAATATTTCGGCAAAGGCATCCCAAAACGCGAGTGCGTTCTTTTTGGGTATTGTCTGTTGTGCCGCTTTGAGGAACAGTCCGAGATCATCGGGCTGTCCGGCTTCTATCAGCCAATCCGAATATGGCCTTTCGTGGTAGTCGATGCCCGAAGTCCAGTCATCCCCTACATTTTGGACACAGCGGTGATACTCCGAGATAACGTGCTTGCGAGGTATAAGCCGGACACCGTCATAAGACAGGCACCCGTCCCCGTCCTGCGTGAGCTCTCCGAGTTCAATCAATGAGTGGCCGAACCACAACGAATCGTGGCACAGGCGCAGAAGCTGTTTGAACCAGGATTGATCGAAATAATGCATGGCAGACTCATCCTCGTCGCCGGATTCATTGACGAGCTTAAACGAGCGTGACATTACGAACCCTCGCCGCTGCTCGATACAGCCGGAGAGGTGGAGGTCAACGGCAACGTCCCTGTAAATGTCATAAAGACGCTGCCGGTTAGGGTTGTCAACATTTATTGCGAGCTGCCATGCCGCCCTCCAATCCGCTATGTCCTTTCGCGTCAGTGCATCGGTAGTCCGATGTATGTCCATGACGATGCTCTGAAACTTTGCCCGGTCTTTCGGCTTGGCAAGATTCAGTTCTCCGTATGGGGTCTGGAGTATCATGGGGTCGCTCTTTTTGGAGCGAAAGTTCTCAAGGAATTTGTCGAGTACGCCCATAGTATTACCAATTATGGCGGAGCCGTGGCTCCGAGTGAAATATTGTGCCGTTCATGACAGGAGTGTCCTCTTCCTCGATCAGCGGCAAGTCCGGGATGATTTTGCCTGACTGAACACCCTCAAGCCATTCGATAGCCCGTTCATAACGCTCCTTGCGTATCTCGATACCCATCTTCTGAGGGAGTGAGGCAACAAGATGATAGAGAGCTATATCGGCAGTCCGCATGACAATAAGCCTGTTCCGGGCATCCCCTTCGGCTGAAAAAATCGCCTCGCAATCATAGACAGGACGCAGATACCCGGAGATTTCCTCGATTGCCTCAAGCTCCGCGTTGGCGCGGTTTTCCTCAGAGGCACGTGAGATAACCTTGAGCGCATCTTCGCCTATGACCACGGCGTAGTCGTTGTCTTCGATAAACATGACGATGATGTTAAGTTGTTACGAAAAGAGCGTGTCTTTCAATATCCTCGACGGTCACGCCTTTGCGGAACCGCTTGCGCTTGATGAGTTCCTTGATTGTCTGTTTCGGAACGACCTTGAGTGAGCCTCCGAGGTTGATGACATAATACTTCATGCCGAACAGTCCGGCGAGTTTATTTGCTTTGCGCACGGCTCTCTTGAAACGCCATGCGGCATAATACTTTTTGATGGTCTTGAACATATCACCATGAGTTTTTAGGGTGCCGACGCGGTATCGACACCGGTTTGAATGTCTCTTGTCTCGTGCATCGCTGGAGGAACCATATAGCACCTTCGTCTGCGTCCGGCGCGTCATCATGGACACGGGAGCCTCGCTCAAGTGCAAGAGTCTGCTCTATGCCGACCTCCATGTCCGGGGTATCTTTGAGAGCTTCGTTGTAGAATACGAATCCACGCTCCCACAGTGGCGATACCGCCTCGATACGCTGAATCTTCTCCGGCTTTTTTCGCGTGTCCGGCATGATGGGCAGCTGATAGCCACGAATATTCCCTTCAGTCGCAAACTCATCGAGGATAATATCCTGCATGAAGTTAGCCTCCATGTAGAACGTCACCACGACATTCTCCGGCAGACTTTCATAGAGGTTGTATAGCCAACGCACCATCCCGGAAACGGTATCCTGTCGGACGTATGTGTCGATAAGGTGCAGCTCGGTTCCTATCTTACCCCACAGGCGACACGCCTTGTAGTCATTGGCTGTGGTCGACTTGAAAGACGGGTCGGTGTAGCAGACAAGCATATCGTACTTGTCGAGTTTGGGCATACGCTTGAACCGAATCCATTCATGCCTGAAGATGGTGCCGTCCGTGATGGGGTTGTGCATCATCTCCTTTTCCCATGCCCTGTATCCGACAAAATCCTTATATTCCTGTGCTTCCTCCTTAGTCCATTTTTCAGCCCATACAGGGTTTCCATCGCTGTCAACGGCCTTTATCTCGGACACATGAACACCTTTGGAAGCGGCAATATTGGCAAGCACAGAGTTTTTGGAGATAAGGTTGCCGACCATGATAAAACGACCACGGCCAACGTCGAGCGCACCGAACAGAGCCTCCTTCACCCAATCGGTCAAATCTTTTATACGCTTTTCATTCCGGCATATCTCGTCATCGTCCAAGTCATCGATGACAATATAGTCCGGGCGAGCCTCGCGGTCACGGAGACCACGGGGAGACTGTCCTCGGCCAACAGCAAGAAACTTGGCACCGCCCTTGGTCTTGAATTCTCCCTCAAGCCAAGAACCGAGGTTTTTCTGCTCGCCAAAGTCAGCAATCAATTTCTGATTGAATTCAAGTTCGGCCTGTAAATCACCGAGCAGACGGATTGCGCTGTCTTCGGATTTGCCGACGGTTATCATAAAATTGATGAGTCTCTTCGGTTGGAAAATAAGCCAAAGAGGAATGAACACACCGATATGGGTTGACTTGGCATGACCTCGCGGCCATTTGAACACAGCCTTGAGGTTGGGGGTATTCCTTATCTTCAGAGCGGCCTTCGTGTGGAATGGAGCGTTGTGTATCGTCTTGATGATCTCGCCGGTTGTCTTGTCGCGCAATGTAAGGAAATGGGCGAAGTAATACTCGCAGAACTCGTCATAGTTCGAGAGCAACCGTTTTATACGCCTGTCGCGTTCAGCCGGGGTCTCTTTGGCGATAGCCATAGACACAGCCGTCAGCGTCTGAACTTCCCGGCAATGTTCCTGCCACCGTTCAAACGCCTCCTTCTGTTCTTTTGTCCATTTAGTCGCCATAGCAAACAAGTGATCCTTTGTTTAGAGACTCAAGAAGGAATCCGTCCTGTAGCCTGTTTACTGTCTTGATAAGCTCAATAGTGATCTCCGGGTCTGTCTTTGCCCGGAATTCAAGATATTTGGAGAAAGCGGTGAATACTTCGATTGCCGCCACGACGTTTGCCTGTGATTTGTCGAGTTTGTCTATGGCGGCTGTCAGTTTTGCGAGTTTGTCTCCGAGGCTGTCCATGAGTTTGAGGTCGCCGGAGGCGTTGACTTTCTCAAGAATGGTTGCGGCCGCCTGCATCAACATCTTTATAAGCTCAGGGCGAGTTATCGTTTTTGCAGCACGAGCTTCCTTCCATCCGTTGGCAGTACACCATTTCGATATAGTAACCCTCGATACGCCGACCATGTCCGCGATCTCGGTCTGCTCCTTCCCGGACATATACAAGGTACGGGCGAGGTCTTTCTTTTTTTCGAGTTCTGCTTTTGTCATATTGATAATGATTTGCGCGGTTACATTCCGGCAAGCATGAGAGGCGCGAGCCGAAAATCACTGCAAAATTGGAGAGTTCACGCCTAAGAGCAAAAAAAGTGTGCAACGGTTTCATACAAGTGTGCAACGGTTGCACACTTTCTTGTCGGGCAGAGGATTACGTCGTAATATTGCACCGAATTTCAAACGCAACGACCGCAATGGGAAAAAGAGTAAGAATGACTGATGACAGTCTCAACAGCCATGGAAGCCGGGTATTGACATCCGGGTGTGACACCGCACAATATGAGCGGAACCCTGTGCTGCTGTACATGCACGAGCGCGGCAAGGTCATCGGTTACATGAAGGACATCGAGGTCAAGGATGGCGAGATCAGCGGCGAGCCGGTCTTCGACTGCGCGACTGAACTGTCCAAGCAGTGTAAAAAACAATGGGAGGTAGGTTCTCTCCGAATGGTCAGCATCGGAATCGATGTCCTTGAGCTTAGTGAAAAGCCGGAACATCTCGTTGCCGGGCAGACTGCGCCGACCATTACGAAGAGCAAGATCTTCGAGACCTCCATAGTTGACATCGGAGCCAATGACAATGCCATAGTCATGCGCCACAACGGAAAGCAGATAACGCTGGGCAGGGACAGCGAAAATCCCCTGCCTATGCTCAGTAATAAACCTCAAACAACAAAACAGCAAATGGAACTCAAGACCATCGCCCTCAAACTGGGTTTGCCGGAAACGGCTGACGAGACCGCCGTGCTTGCAAAAATCGGCGAGCTGAACCTTACTGCCGCAGAAGTGGAGCAGCTCAAAAAAGACAAGGATGCGCTGACTCTTTCGCAGGTAACTTCTGCCGTCGAGACCGCCATCAAGGAAAACCGTCTCACTCCCGACAAGAAGGAACACTTCATCAACCTCGGCAAGACCATCGGCATCGACAGTCTAAAGGCAACCCTCGATGCAATGACCCCGGCGGCAAAGCTCAGTAAAACCATCACTCCGTCTAATGGTGGCACTTCTCCTGCCGGTCAGAAGACCTATAACAAATTCAGCGAAGTTCCCGAAGATGAACTCCGCAAAATGCGCAGCGAGAATCCTGCCGAATACCGCCGCCTGTTCAAGGCCGAATACGGCTACGAATGCAATATCTAACACCAAATATCAACAACGATGAAAACAGCATCCAAAACCATCTGCGCTCTGCTTTTCAATATGCTCATGGGCGCAATCATCGCAACGCTTCTCGGCGTTCCCCCTCTCGTCGGTATGCTCTTCATGGTGGCCATAGGCATCACCATGAGCTTCGCGCCGGTCCCCAAAGGCGCACTCCGTGCCGGAGTCTATACCGAGGTATGGACAGGCGAGCTTGTGAAAGGACTCCGCGAGTTCCTAACAGGCTCATGGCTCGATGGTGTTCCTGACCAATCGTCTATCGTCAACAACGATGTCATCCACCTTGTAGAAGTGGGTGTTGACCCCGATGTCCTCATCAATAACACGACCTATCCGATTCCGCTTCAGGCACTCGAAGATAAGGATATCGCCATCTCGCTCGACAAATTTCAGACAAAGGTCACTCCCGTCACCGACGATGAACTGTATGCCATTTCGTATGACAAGATGTCCCGTGTCAAGGAAAGCCATGCCAACGCCCTCAGCGATGCTAAATTCGCAAAAGCCGCACACGCACTGTGCGCACAGGAGAATACAGACAAGACACCCGTCCTTAAGACTACCGGCGCAGCAGACCCCACAACAGGCCGACATCGTCTTACCCTTAACGACCTAATCAGTCTGAAAGAGGCTCTCGACAACCTCAAGGTTCCAGCCTCGAATCGTCGTCTTGTCCTTTGCCCCGACCATGTAAACGACCTGCTGCGTTCCGAGCAGACATTCCGTGAGCAGTTCAATATCAACCGCAATACCGGCACTGTCGGCAATCTGTATGGCTTTGACATCTATACTTACGGAGACAACCCCGTCTATACAACCGCCGGTAAGAAAAAGGCAGTCCAAGCAGCTGCAAGCGCAGGTGAATTCCAGTGTTCGTTTGCCTTCTATGTTCCCCGTGTGTTCAAGGCCACCGGCTCCACAAAGATGTATTACAGCGAGGCTTCGACCGACCCCGAATACCAGCGTAATAAAATCAACTTCCGCCATTACTTCATCGCAATGCCTAAGAAGGCCGATGCCGGTGCTGTGATGATGAGCGGCTATACCGCTCCGACTACAGGTGGCGGAACACAGACTGAAGGTAAGTAACGCATGGCAAGACTCAAGTATCTTGTAATCCACTGCACCGCCACCCCGGAGGGTCGTGATGTGTCCTCCGCAGACATACGGCGTATGCATTGCTCCCCGGTGAGTGCCGGTGGCAGGGGATGGAAACAGGTAGGCTACACAGACCTGTTCCGGCTTGACAGCACAGTCGAGCGGCTTGTGAATAATAACGAGGATGCCAATGTAGATCCGTGGGAGGTTACCAACGGAGCCAAAGGTTACAACTCCATCAGCCGACACATCGTGTATGCCGGTGGCTGCGACAACTCTATGAATCCGAAGGATACCCGGACAGCGGCTCAGAAAAAAGCAATGGCCGCTTACGTCCTCAATTTCCACCGCCGGTTCCCCGATGTCAAGATCATAGGACACCGCGACCTGTCGCCTGACCTAAACGGCAATGGCATCATCGAACCCTTCGAGTTTATGAAAGCGTGTCCGAGCTTTGATGTCTCGGAGTGGCTGAAATCTATCGGCATCAACCAATAATCAACAAATCCGAGTGGCTATGACATTCAGTGAAATTCTTAACATACTTCTTGGCGGTGGCTTCCTTGCCTTAATGGTGGGTGTCATTACGCTCAAGGCGACAGTCCGAAAGGCCAACGCCGATGCCGAGAAAGCAAAGGCCGATGCCGAAAGTGTGCGCATCACCAACACTGAGAACGCCACTCGGATTCTCGTAGAAAACATCGTCAAACCTTTAAAAGAGGAACTCAATGCAACCAGAGAAGACCTACAGGCAACGAAAAAGGAGATGGCCTCTACCAAGAGAGAGATGGCGCGTCTCCGCAAGGCTGTCGAAGCTGCTTCCGGCTGTCCTCATTCCGATGGCTGTCCTGTGCTGCGTAAGTTGCGCGACAACCAAAAAGACACAGACGGAGCAGATTCAGGCAGTGCAGACGGTAGAGAAGCACGATACCGTAACAGTGATAAGGCAGATACACAAGGAGACGGTGCCGATGAGTCAGGCTCGGATAACCGTATCCGTGGACAGCCTCCTTAAACTCCCGGCAGGTGCGTCGTACCATAAGCGCAGCGGTCAAGCCGGAGCCGAGGTCTCCTTAAGAGGCGACACAATCTTCGTCACCGCGACCTGCGACAGTCTTCAGCGCGAAGTGGAATATTACGAGGAGCAATACCAAGCCACTCTCGAAGCTCTCGATAACCTCAAGGAGAGCGTTCAAACGGAGCGCGAACACCGTTCAAATCCAATTAAAATCGCATTGGCGGCGTTTATTGCCGGACTGTTTGTCGGCGTACTCTCAACAATAATCATCTTATCAAAATCCCGATATGGAAAAAAATAAAAACTTCCTGTATGGCATCGGCTCACTTGCTTTCGATGACTTTACGATGGGCTACATCGAAAAAGGCTCATTCGATTTCGGAGGCACCAAGCCGGAATCCGTCGATGTTGAGGCCGAGCAGGTCCCCGATGCGCCGGTTCTGACCCTGCTTCAGAAAAATGGTCAGATTGCCCCGACCTTCAATCTCATTCAGCTCAACTACGAGAATATCGCGGCTGTGCTTGGTGGCAAACTTATCGGTACCAAACCGAATTACACTGGCTGGGAGGCTCCTTCCGACCTTGTCCAGAAGTCCGGCAAGTGGACAATCAACCTTGTGTCCGGCCAAGTGATCACCATCCCCAACGGCACCATTCTCGCAAGCCTCGCCGGTAAGCTCACCCTCACCGAAGTCGCAAAGCTCGAATGTCAGCTCAAGGTCAACAAACCGACCGATGGCTCTGCGCCATATTCCATCAAAGACGCTCCGGCTTCGGCAGGTTAGTAACGTATGAAGGACAAGACCATCAGAATGATCCAACAGGAGGCGGCGGAGGCACTCTTAAACGTGGGTGTCTCCCTCCCCCTGAAGGAGTTCCGGCTACCGTTCCGAAAACGACCGATAGTCTTTAGGGTGACGATGCGCCGTCCCTGTATGTCCGGCCAAATCGAAATTGCCCGGACTTATTTGTCAATGGGGGTCAAAAGCTCCGATATGGAGAAATTCTCCAAGGAAGAGCAGATGGAGTTCCTCGCCAAACATGGAGGCAAGATCTGTCGGATGATCGCCCTGACTCTTGGCCGAACAGTCTATGTGAAGCCGTTGACATGGTTCGTGCGCCATTTTGTCCGCTATGAATATCAGATGGCGGCTGTGAGGGAATTCGTCCGTCTCATGGGAACCGACCCTTTTATACCTATTATCAGATCAGCCGAGAAGACAAATCCGATGCGGCTGAGACTGAGCCAAAAAAAGAAGGGGAGTTAACGACTCACTACGAGAATTCCCATAGCCCCTTCGGATTCCTGTGGCAAGTGGCTACCGCCACGGGATGGACGATTGACTACATACTCCACAAGGTCAATTATCAGACACTCATCATGATGTTGAGCGATGCGCCCCGGTATATCGAGAAACGAACCTCAAAGCCGGAGGCCGGAGGTTCGGCAGAGGATGAAGCCAACGAAATAGCAGGATTTTTCAGAAGCAATCTCTTACAATGAAACCGGTCGAAATAGAATTCTTGATGAAAGACGGACTGACTCCTGGCTTGAAAAATGCCGGGAGGATAGTCCGTCAGTTCTCCGATGACACAGCAGCCGAGTTAAAGGAAGTGTCAGAGTCTCTCAAATTGCAGAGGCAGCACGTCTCGCGCCTCGAAAAGACTCTCAAGGAATTGGAGAAAGCATCCAAGAGTGCTGCGCCCGGTGCTGAGTGGAGCAAGGCGAAGGCTCGTATCGAGGAAGTCAAGAAGGAACTCGAAGACGAAAAAGCCGGACTTGCCGAGCTTGTCGATATGGAGAATCAGCTCAAGGCTGCGTCGGAGGGTGCAGATGTCTCCCTCCGGCAGCAGCTCCGCAATCTAACTCAAGAGATAGCAACATTGATGGTGGCATACGCTCAGCTCAGCGATGAAGAGCGTGCCACAGCCGAGGGGAAGGCTCTGCAACGTCATATCGAGGAACTGACCGAACAGGCCGGTATATTGAGGGACGCTATGGGCGATACCACTGCGGCCATCAATAACGCAGCTTCCGACACACGAGGTTTCGATCAGTTGACGGGAGCCCTTCAGCTTGCTATCGACAGTTTCGGCTTGGCGACCGCCGGGGCTGAGATGTTCGGAGTCAGCCAAGAGGATTTGGTGGAGGCTCAGACAAAATTACAGGCAGCTCTTGTAGCGAGCAACGCACTCAGTTCCATTCAGAATAATTTGCAGAAGCAGTCTGCACTCATGCAGGGCATCGGAATTATTCAGACCAAGGCTGCTACTACTGCCGAAACGATAAAGACTGCCGCGCAGGGTCGCGGGGTTATTGTCACTAAGGCCGCTACAATCGCACAGGCGGCGTTTAATGCGGTTGCCAAGGCGAATCCTTATGTCTTGCTTGCTATGGCCTGTGTGACGGTCGTAGGGGCTTTGTATGCCTTTGCCAAGGGTAGTAAGGCAGCTCAGAAAGCAGAGGAAGAGCGTCAGGAACAAATGGAGAAAGCTCGTGAGGAGCAAGAAGAATTTACCCGGAATGTTGTTTCCTCAGCCGGGGAACAGATAGCATCGTTCCTTAAGCTAAAGCGAGCATGGGAGAACCTTGGAGACAGCTTTGATAAAAAGAAAAAATTCATCACGGACACCAAGGAAGAATGGCGTAAGCTCGGTAAGGAGATAGACAACGTCAACGATATGGAAAAGATATTCCGTCAGCATACCAAGGATATGATGACGGCAATCATTCTCCGCGCAGAATTGAAAGCATACGAAGCTCGAATTCAGCAGGTGGCTGATGATATGGTGTCGGAAGTAGAAAAGAATAAAACTTTTACCTATAAAACAGTCCACGCCGGAGCACTGTCGGGAACAGGACAAGGCTTTGGTATCTCCGGCCATACCGATTTTCAGACCCTGACTCCCGAAGAGGCTGCTGCTGCCCGTGCAGTCGGTGGTATTACTTCCTGGCATAGTGACTATGGAGGGCAATCGGGGACAAACCTTACAGCAGAAGGCGCACGAGTTGTAAACGAAATGCGACGGAAGGCAGGTAATCAAGCAGCTCTCGACAGGCAAGCGAATGCCCGTCAAAATGCGATTCAGACTATTTCAGGATACGTTGACACCATGACGCAACTCTCGGATGAGCTTGAACGGACAATGACAAATATGCCCGGTGCGGATGTTGACCCGAATGGCGGCAAGCCGGACAAACCCGATAAGCCGGACAAACCAGACAAAGATGATCGTGTCGAGCAGGAACGTCGTGTCGCAGAAGAACTGCGCAAACTGCGATGGAAAAATCAGCAGGAGGAAATCGACCAACTTGAAGATGGCGCAGAGAAGCGTCGCCGTCAGATTGCTCTTGACTATGAAAAGCAGATGTCCGAAATACAGGATCAAGAGGATAAGTGGCGAGAGATGCAGAACGGCACGTTGTCGCCGGAACAGACCGAGGCTCTTGCCGAGGCTCGCCGTCTTGCCAACCAAGGTATGCAGAATGCTATCCGCGAGGTCGAGAATGACGAAGTTGCAAAGAACCGGGAAAAGCTCAATGAGCTGCTTGAGCAGTATAAGGACTATGATCAACGCCGCCGGGATATAGAATCATCCTATAAAGCCGATATGGAAACCCTCAATGCTGAACTCGCCCGGCTTGAATCGGAGGGATTGGACACCACCGAAATCAAGTCGGCAATATCAGCCCGTGAACAGGCTTACCGTTCCTCTGTTTCATCGCTTGAGGGAGAAATCTTACAGGCGAGCGATTTCTATGACAAACTGTTCGGCATTGTATCCGACCGTGGATATAAAGTCCTCAAAGATTTCTATGCACAGGCAAAAGAGACTCTTGAAAATGCCAAGGTTGACGGCGACGGCGTCGAAATAACCATCCCAGTAAAAGATGCCGACGGCAAGTTTGTAAAGAAGGCAGTCAAGATAACAGTCGATGAGTACCGGCGAATGCTCAAGCAGGTGCAGGAAATCAAGAAGCAGCTTGAAAAGAACAATCCATTCGCAGCTTTCAGAACCTCATGGTCTGAACTTAACAAAGCCATTAAAGAGGGTGGCGATGTGTCCGGCGCACTCAAAGACCTCAATACGAAGGGTAAGGAAGTGACAAGTACCATACGGGGCTGGGGAGAATCCCTCGGCTCGGTTTTCGGGGATAACTTCAAGAACTCGATGAATGAGATTCTGACCTTCTGCGACGGGGCTATGGATATGGGTACCGGCATCGCGCAGATATGGTCGGGAGATATTGTCGGTGGCATCACTAACGCACTTAGCGGACTTTCATCGATTATCTCGCTGTTCAGCTCGTGGAAGGAAAAAATGGAGGAAATGAAGCGTGAATGGTATATTGCCGAAATTGAGACCAACCGTGCGCTCCGGGAGCGATCTGCTGAATATGCTGCCAACCGCAGTCAGATTTCAGACATCATCAAAGATGTGGAACTCTTGAATTGGCTCATCGAGAAAGGATATGCCAAGCCTTCAAGCGTCAGCGTTTGGGAGGCACAGTCCTCGGCTCTCAATGAATATACGAATAATCTCCGCAAGGAAAGTGCCGTATATGATGAGCTGTGGGAGAAATTGCAGGGCAGCGAAGGCCACTACGAATGGGGCAATTCGCTTAATGGCGGTTCTGCCACATGGAGTCTCCGGGGATATAATGCCGACATGATCGAACTTTGGTACAACCAAGGTAAACTCAGCGATGCCGCTAAAGCATACTACGAGGCATGGGTCGAGAGCGGCAAGACAATCGAGGAACTCATCGACCAAATCAACGAGTGTAAGGAGTCTATGCGCGAGATGGTCATGGGTGTGTCCTTCGACAGTTTTCTTTCCAATGCCAAAGATGCTCTGAAAGAGATGCGTGGCGACATATCCAAGCTCGGAGAGTTTACAGAGGACACTCTTGCCAATGCCATACTCAACGGATTTATGTACCGTGATCTCGCCAAGGTACTTGAACCGCTCTACAATGAATTGTCGGATGCCTTCATCGACGGAACAGCCGATGCCGCTTACCTTGAGGATTGGCGGCGCAGGTTCGAGGAAGTCATGACAGCAGCCGGGAACCGCCTTGATGACATAGCCGATGCCGCAGGAGTAGACCTTAACGGTGGCTCCGGCACAACTCAATCGGGTAAAGCCGGAGGGTTCGCCGCCATGAGCCAAGACCAAGGCACAAAACTTGAAGGCCTTTTTGTCAGCGTTCAGATGCATACCGCATCAATAGATGAGCAGATGGAGGATGTGTCGGATAAAATGACTCAAGCGGCAGAACGCCTCCGCAAGATTGAAGAGAATACAGGCCGCACCGCAGACAAAGTCGAGGAGATGTCCGATGACATAAAGAAAATTATGAGGGACGGAATAAGAACAATATAGTATGGATACTGAAGCACTGAAAAATCTTGTCATTATCAATGGCACTGATATATGGACTGAGTTCGGAGCCTTTCTGACCGAAGAGAAGAAGGGTGGCCGGGAGAACCTTACGGCAATCATGACAGCCTCCAAGGTCAAGAGCCATGTGGCAGTCAATATCCGGGAAGAGAACGGTTCCAAATACTCGTCGCGCCTTGAGGTCAAGAACGAGGAGCGTGACGTAACTCTCCATTTCGCCCTGTTTGCAGAGACTAAAAGCGAGTGGCTGCGCCGCTACCGTGAATTCATTACCTTCCTCAAGACCGGCGAGGACGGCTGGCTCAATGTGAAGTTTACCGAATTGAACCTCACGTTGCGGATGTTCTTTGTCGAACCATCCGGCTACAAACCGCTCACATACCTGTGGAAAGAGGGTGTACAGGCAAGCCGGTTCAAGGTTAAATTCCGTGAACCTGTCCCCTCGTTTTAACTAAATTCAAACGCCGTTCAAATATGCTTATAACGATATACGACTCGGTCGGCAATCCCAAGGTTGACATATCGCCGAATGACAGCTCGACGCAGGTCAAGGCGGTGCAGAGCGACAGCGTCCTTACTCTGTCTTTCACACATTACGACCATATCGAACTTGATGTCGATGACTACGCAGACTTCCTTGGAGAGCGTTTTTGGCTGACTGAAAAGTACCGGCCAAGACAGAATTCCAAGAAGGAGTGGGTCTATGATCTCAAGCTCTATGGTGTGGAAAGCATGATAAAGCGTCTCCTTGTCATCAAAACCGTCGATGATGAAGATAACCCCGTCTTTACTCTGACCGCTCCTCCGCGAGACCATGTCGCCATGATTGTCAAGTGTATGAACGACGGCATGGGCAACATCACCGATTGGAAGGTCGGACAGGTGAACGGCACGGAGAATATAGTCATTGACTATTTCGGCAAATACTGCGACGAGGCACTCAAGGAGATTGCCGAGAAGGTGGGTGCCGAATGGTGGGTCGAGGGGCAGACCGTCAATATCTGCAAGTGTGAGCATGGAGAGCCGTTGGAACTCGGCTATAACAAAGGACTGCTGTCCATTGATCCCGGAACTGCGAATAATGTCAAGTTCTACACCCGGCTTTATCCCGTGGGCAGTAGTCGGAACATCGACCCGGAAAAGTACGGATTTACCCGGCTTCAGTTGCCCGGCGGTCAGAAGTATGTCGAAATCAATGCCGACAAATATGGTCGTGTCGATCACTTCGAGCAGTCTGCATTTGAGGATATCTATCCAAGGCGTGTCGGTGTGGTCAGCAGTATCCGCAGCGAGGTCAAGACCGGCGAGGACGGGAATCCCTTCACCATCTACTATTTCACCGACGACAGTCTCCCTTTCGACCCCAACGCCTACATGATAAGTGGGCGTGTAATCCGGGTTTCCTTCCAAGAGGGCAGCGAGCTTGCCGGACTCGGAGAGGAAGAAGACGGCACATACTTCTTCGAAGTGAATTTCAACAGCACGACCCATGAGTTTGAGATTATCACGATATGGCCCTATGACAACGACATTCAGCTTCCCGGAGACAAACTCGTGCCTAAAGCCGGAGACAAATATATCCTGTGGAACCTCCGTATGCCGGACGAGTATTATGCCCTCGCTGAAGAAGAATTTCTCACAGCGGTCAACAAATACAACGCCGACCACAACCTCGACATATCGGTCTATAAGGCACCGACCGACCATGTATGGATTGAAGATAACAACGTCGAGCTGACCATCGGTCGCAGGGTGCGCCTTGTGAGCGAGGAATATTTCCCCGGCTTTGGATTTCGGGACAGTCGCATCACGAAAATAACGAGGAAGGTCAACCTACCGTCATCGATGGACATTGAAATCAGCGATGCGCTTAGCCGGACAGCTCAAGAGAAGATAGCGGACTCAATTACCGATGTCCGCAGTTTCGCGCAGTCGATAGGTGCCTCCACCTCATTGCCGGATATTATCCGCACATGGGACAAGACCCTGCCGACCGACAACAATCTGTTCTCCGCCCGGCGCAGCCAAAGGGAGTTCCTCGGCAAGAACATCCGCGACCGAGCCAAGGAGACAATCATATTCGACAAAGGAATCGAGGCCGGGAATTATGTTCCCGGTTCTCAAGGCGGCGTTATCGATGGTTCCGGCAACGCCGAGCTGCTCACGCTCCTTGTGCGCTCACTGTTGAGTTCGCCAAAGTTCGTAGACGGATTTGATGGCGAAGGCTGGCGCATTTGGCTTGAGGACGGTTTGTCGCACCTTACCATCGACAAACTGACCGTCCGTCAGATAATGACCGTGTTTGAGCTTCTCATCGAGAAAATCCGGAGCGTGGGTGGTCAGATATGCGTTTCTGCTGCCAATGGTAAAATAAAGACAGTGGAAGACCTTGGCAACTCGTATCTGATAAGTTTTGAGCAAGTCAATGAGTTTGTTCAAGGCGACCTTATACGATGCCAGACTTTTAATGGCGGTGTGTTGAAAAGCTATTGGATAGAGGTCAATGACTCCGATTCGGTTGAAGGAGTGGAGGTGTTGAAAAGCGAATTTGCCGGACAATCACTCCCTGAACCCGGCGATGAATGTGTCCTCATGGGCAATACCACCAACAAAAAGCGTCAGAATCTCATACTTATCTCGGCCACTGAAGATGGTCAGCCTCGCATTGATGTCCTCGATGGAGTGCATGATAAGAATTTCAGTGATTGCCTTCGTGCCAGGCTCGGCAACCTTGACGGCATAACTGATGATTTGTTCCCGGCAGACAATCAGCCTCATGGCAACGGACTTTATTCGGATAACGCCTATCTCCGGGGAACATTCCTTCTTGCGACCGGCGAGGACATAAAGACCAAGTTTGAGATAGTCGAGGGTAAGATAGAGAGCATGATCGAGGCGGTGCGTGATGATTTCGTGGCCGACAAAGGTTATCTGAGCAATCCGGCTTTCGCATCCGGCATGGAGAAATGGGACACATCCAACGAGGCAGTATTCTTCCTTGTCGGCAACAAATGGATATGGGTCAACAATAATGTCCTCACCAAAAAAGGCAACAGTGCGAGCATAATCAAAGATGATGGCCGTACAGTGGTGCGGATATTGAACAGATATATCTCTCAGAAAAACGCCAATCTCAGAAGCAAACCGACATTCGAGTCCAACGGCAACGGTAAAAAAGAAGCTCTCCCGGTTTACTTGAGCTTCTTCTACCGATGCATTACACCGGGCAAACTCACAATCAGATTCGAGGGAGTCGATAAGACTGACTTTGAGAACTTCAACTCATTCGAGATCGAAGAGGATATAACGGCTACACCGGGATATGTGCAGTTCTCCTGCGATGGATTATGGAACGGCACGGGTGATTTCAAGCTCTCATTCACCGGCGAGATCTACCTTTATATGCTTGTCATGTCCACCGACAAGATCGAGGCACTGACATACAAATACCGTACCCTTTTCGAGCAGTCGGAGAAGCTGATCAAGATAGCCGCTCAGAATTTTGACAAGGACGGCAATGTGCTTGAACAGTCATCCATTATCACCACCGCCAAATATAACAGACTCATTTCAGAGAGATTTGATGAGAACGGTAATCTGATAAATACGTCGGGACTCGTGACGACCGCTGATTTCTCGACTCTTTTCGCTCAAGGCATAAAGGATAATAAACTTGTGACCGAAGCCAAGATTGAGGTTTTTGTTACTGAGGACGATGTGAAGGGTCTAATTTCCCAAATTAAGCTCAAAGCAGATCAGATAGACCTTAACGGTCTCATCACCGCCAACGGGAACTTCAAAATAAACGAGGACGGCAGCGTCGAGGCTATCAAAGGAACTATCGGTGGTTTTACCATTACAGCCAACAGCATCTGTGCCAACGGAGGTTATTCGGGTGGCAACTATGCAGGTGTCGATGCCGGGACGAGCAGATTCTTCTTGTATTCGACAGGAGACGGTTTTCTCGGCTTTTCAGACAAGAACAAATGGGTGGGTATGGGACTTGACACGATGCCAGCCGGGATGTTCCTCGGAGGCTGTCTCCTCCGAATTCAGAACAGCACCCCTTCGGTATATTACGACAATTATGCTGCCTACATCAACGTGTCCGGCGGACGCAACAACATCGGCCTGTTCATGTACGGAGATCTCCGGGCAAATGCGAGAGGATACCATGTGCTTAACGGGCATACATATTTCAACAGCACCAAAGGTCTCTGCGTGGCACTTGACATGGGTGATGACGGTTCCTTCACCAAATATTACGAAGGCGTGACTTTCGGATTTAACGACTACGATCTCGACAAGGTGCGCTTCCAAGTGCAGAACGGACTAATCATCGGAGTGAAACATGAATAAATCAACGACTATGGCAAAAATCAATTTCCAACAATTCAGAATCCCGGCAGGTATCGACAAGGCTCATTATCATACCGGGGATGCAAGAGAGAGCGTGGCCAATATGCTTTATCTCAATGTCAACGGAATTCGCGCCCATGCGCTTGCCCTCAAGATTTACCGCAGCGAGGGTGAGACAGAGTTCACTGAGGAAGAAGTGAGGACGCTCAGGGAGGTGGCCGAATCATACGGCACCCCGGCGTTTATCGACGGTCTCGGCGAGCAACTGGAAGGAGGTGTGGAATGAGAGTCATATATAACCGTCTCATACCGTTCCGTGGCTTCAAATGCATCAATCTGTTCGGTGTCCTTTTCGTGCGTAAAGGCAGCGTCATGACGCAGACCGATTACAACCACGAGGCCATCCATACGGCGCAGATGAAGGAACTGCTTTATCTGCCGTTCTATATCCTCTATGTCATGGAATGGCTGTGGCGATTGTTCCGTCTCCGGGACGGAACAGCAGCCTACCGCGCTATCTCTCATGAACGGGAAGCATATGCCAACCAAGGCAATCCCGAATATCTGAACAATCGCAAACCATATAATCAAATCAAATCATTATGGCACTGACCCAAGCAGATAAAAACGAAATCATCAATGCGCTCAAGGCAGAATCGCAGGGAGTGGATGAACTTCCCGTTGTCAGCAGTCTTGACGGCATAGTATCATTACCGGCTATCCGAGGCGCAGAGGTTGTCAGTGCTCCGGTGTCACTTCTCCGCAAACCTGCGGAGGATGCGGCCAAGACTGCCAATGCAGCGGCCACAGCCGCGAATAACGCGGCCACACAAGCCAACTCTGCGCGAGATTCCGCAGTTCAGGCAGCGACCAATGCAAATGCGGCGGCATCGACAGCAAATGACGCTGCAGACAATGCCAATGATGCGGCGGCACAGGCACAGGCGGTCGTTGCCGTGTATGAAAGTACAGCCGTGGCCGCACGGGAGGGCGCGACCGCCCGGTTCTCCCGGTTCGTGCAGTTTGATGTGGCCACGGAGATGGCAAGTTCGGGATTGCCCGGAGGAACGGTTGTATTCCTGCTTAAGAAGAAGGTCTTCGCATATTTTGTGGGAGGAAAGTATTACCTCTCATGGTCAAGCGAGACCAGTACGATGCAGATGTACAACGAGGGCATCTCACAGGTAAAGAAAGACAAACTGTTCCTTTGCGGCGAGACCCTCTATGTATGGAGCGACGAGAAAGAGACACTGATAGAGGCGAGCGGAAAGGGTAACGGCAGCGGATTCTACAATGTCACCGAGCAGCAGCCTCTAACAACGGGCTACTATTCCAAGACAACAGCTGTGGCCGCGCTCGCCAACGCTGACATCGAAGACGAGCAGAAGCGCGGCATGATCATCACATTCGAATCCGCGCCCGGCAAATGGGAGGACTACCGATTCATCGGAACCACACTCTCCACCTTTACATCACCCGGCGCGTGGGAAGAATACGGGTCGAAGAACACCGTGCGGCAGATCACTGTCAATGGTGAGAAAAAGACCCCGGATTCAAACGGTAACGTGTCAATCACCATCGACGAGGTCAGTGTCGATGACAGTCTCGACCCCGACAGCACCAACCCCGTGCAGAACGGAGCCGTCGCTTCCAAAGTGGCCGAGCTTGAGGCCGGGACACTCTTCGGTGTCGATACCGAAGAGAACGACGACGGTTCCACCACGGTAAGACTCAACAGCAAGACATCGACAATCGCCGAGTTCACTGTCAAAGGTGGCGGCGGTGGCGGTGGGGATGACGCATCCCTTACCAAGATCGTACTGTCGGCCTCCGTTGACAAAAAGACTATCAAGGAGGGGGATTCCGCACTTCTCACATGGTTCTACGACCATCAGTATTCCGGCGGCGACGACAAAGGACAGAGTACCGGGCAAAAGGCCACCGTCAGAATCGAGGTGCGCCGAGGAACCGTCGTGACCTACTCCGAAATCAAGCAGGACGTCAACTCCAACACATACACGCTCGACCTTTCCAAATATCTGCTCCTCGGCACAAGCGACATCTATGTCATAGCCACGACCACAGACCCCAATACAGGGAAGGAACAGAGAAAACAGGCATACCTCTCGATCAAGGTAGTCACGCTGTCCCTGTCAAGTAGCTACAACATCGCGTCCGGCATCGCCCAAGGCGGTTTCGGGGTACACGACACAGTCGAGATACCCTATGCCGTCACCGGCTCCGGCACGAAATCAGTCGCCCTGTATGTCGACGGAGTGCAGCGCAACCTCCACTCCATCACGCGAAGCGGCACCACCAACAGCAACTTCAACCTCGACATGGCAGGGCTTGCCGTCGGTCGCCATACCGTTCAGATGGTCGCCGAGATGGAACAGGACGGTCTCACACTCAAGAGCGAGAGCATTTATTTCGATATTCTCAAGAGCGGGAGCAGCGCACCGTTCCTCGGCACAAAGATAGTCCACCCGGACGGGCGCATACTGACAGGCACCGGGCATACCACACCCACCATCGAGGTCGGGCAATATGAAAAGTGCGAGTTTGAGTTCGTGGCCTATGATCCGACTGTCATTCCGGCCACTGTCGAACTGTGGCAGAACGGCAAGCTCGCCCGGACAGTCGCCGCCCCCCGAACCGTTCAGACCTATAGCAACCGTTTCACGGAAAAAGGCCGTCAGTCCCTTCAGCTCAAACTCGGCTCGGCCACCTACACCGTCAATATCGATGTCGAGGAGAGCGGCATCGACATCAGCGAAGCCACATACGGCTTGCAGTTCAAGCTCGATGCCACCGGGCGCAGCAACGAGGAAAGCAATCCTGCCACATGGGAATCGAACGGCGTTACAACGTCATTCGAAGGGGTGGACTGGGCAAGCAGCGGATGGGTCGACGGTGCGCTCCGTCTCACCAACGGAGCCAAGGCCGTAATCCACACCAAACCCTTCTCCACCGATGTCAAGACCACCGGCCTCACCGTCGAGATCACGATGCGTGTCAGCAATGTCATGGACAGGGAGGCTGCGGTCGTGAGCTGTCTCGACAATGGCAAAGGACTTCTGATCACGACACAGGAGGCAAGTTTCAGAACCGGCCAGAGCGTAAGCTATGAGAACGAGGACGGAGAGACCGTGCAGCGAGAAATCAAGCTCGCCACCAACTACGCAGCCGGGGATTGGATGAAGGTCGCCCTCATGGTCGGCACCGCGTCGGAAGACCGTCTTATGCAGCTGTATGTCACCGGCAACCGCACTGGTGCGGACATCTACGACACCTCGTTCAACTTCCGTCAGGACAATCCGCAGGAAATCACCATCGACAGTGCCGAAGCCGACGTGGAGATAAAATGCATCCGCGTCTATAACCGAGCCCTCAGCGACGACGAGGAGCTTGAGAACCGAATGGTGGACAGCGAGACCACCGACGAGATGATGGAGATCTATTCCGAGAACGATATCATCGGCGACACCGGGGATGTCGATATGGACAAACTCCGGGCGATGGGGAAGGGAGTCCTGCGTATCGTGCGTCAGAATATGCTCAACGACGTGTACGAGACCAACAACAAAAAGACCGACTTTCTCGCCGATGTGTACTTCTACTCTCCGCTCGGCGGCGACTACGACTTCATACTCACCAACTGCTACATCCGAATACAGGGCACTTCCTCCACAAAATATCCGTCGAAGAACATCCGCATATATTTCACCAAGGGGAGCGAGAAGCTGTCAATGACAGGCAAGAATGTTCTGCCCGGCAACAAATATGTCATGCGTCCCGGCGCGGTTCCCGTGCCGATCGTATGCTGCAAGTCCGACTATTCCGATTCCTCGATGTCCCTGAACACCGGCGGCGCAAAGCTGTTCAACGACGTGATGAAGGAACTCGGACTGCTTACCCCTCCGCAGCGGCATCAGTACGAACAGGGAGGCAATAGTCTCGGAGCTGTCAGCATCAGAACCGCCATCGACGGGATGCCCATCGACATATTCTGTGCGGAGACAGCGGACGGCGAGAACGTCTATTACGGACAGTACAACTTCAACAACGAGAAATCCAAGAGTGGCCCGGTATTTGGTATGGAAGGTGTCGAAGGCTACACCGCAGCCTGTCCCATCGCTCTTGAGATGCTCAACAACACATCACCCGTCTGCCTGTTCCAATCCACGAGCGACACTCATCTCGCCGAGAATTTCGATGCCGGAGCCGAGGTCAATTATGGCGTTGACGCTTCCGGGAAAGTCCAGAGCGACGGCGATGTCAAATGGGCGGGACTTGCCACCGCGCAGCAGACCGCACTAAAGCGTCTCTACTCGTGGATACGCTCCTGTGTACCCTCCGGCGCGAATCCCGGCGACCTCTCCACATTCAAGAGCGAGAAGTTCAAGAACGAAATAGGACAGTATTTCGACAAGGACTTTATTTTGACATACTACATCTTCACAGACTATTTCCTCAGCGTCGATCAGAGAGCCAAGAACATGATGCTTCGCACATGGGACGGCAAGATATGGTACATCACCTACTACGACGGCGATACGCAGCTCGGCAAGCGCAATGACTGCTTCCTCGTGTATCTCTATACCACCGACCGCGACACATGGGACGCAGAGGCGAGCAAATACGCTTTCGAGGGACACGACTCATGGCTGTGGAACCTTGTGCTCGCCAACCTTGGGGACGACCTCAAGAGATGTGCTGCCAACTTCCGCGCCGTCATGACAAACGAGCGAGTCCTCGCCATGCTCAACGACGAGCAGAGCGGCAACTGGTGCGACCGCGCCTTCAACAAGTCCGGCTATCTGAAATACATCGCCCCGGCGGTTCAGACCATGTACGGCAAGAAATGGCCGTTCATCTTCGCATTGCAGGGCAGCAACAAGAGCCACCGCACCTTCTTCTTCTCCAACCGTGCAGCCCTGCTCGATGCCAAATACGGCACGAGCAACTTCACCTCCGACAACATCGACCTCTACATGGCGAGAAGCGCGTCCGATGCAGCCGACACAGTCCGCATCACCGCCAACGAAACCTATGCCTTCGGCTACGGCACCAACAACAGTCCCAACATTGCCAACACCGGCATCGTAGCCGGAGGAGCGGTGGCGACCCTCGACATAACGGGAGCCTATACGGTCAACGACCCCCTGCGCATCTACGGTGCAAGCAGGGCGCGAGTCCTCGATCTGACGGGAGCAGCCAACCACCTCAAGAACGCCCTCGACCTCGGCAAATGTACCGCCCTCCGGGAACTCAACCTACAGGCGGCAACAGGCGGCGGTTCGACGGGATGGTGGCTCTCGATAGACAACTGCCGACAGTTGCGCAAGCTCAACCTGCGCAATCAGGCACAGGCCAAGACAGGAGGCAGCACGAGTACCGCGCTCGACCTCACGAATCAGACAAAACTTGAGGAACTCGATGCGCGAGGCACAAAGGTGCAGAGCGTCGTCTTTGCCAAAGGTGCGCCCGTCACCGTCGCCCGGATGCCTTCCACCATAACGACACTCAGGCTTGAGTATCTGAGCAAGCTCACCTCGTCCGGGCTTACCCTCGAAAGCTACGGCAATGTCCGCACCCTCGTCTTCGACAACTGCCCCGGAATAAACTGGGAGACCCTGCTGTCAAGATGCGCAAATGTTGACAGGCTCCGCGTCACAGGCATAGACCGCGAGGATGACGGCACATGGCTCAACAAGTTCATGGCTATGGGCGGTGTCGATGCTTCCGGCAACTCCACCGATACCTGCGCCCTCGTCGGAACAGTCCGGCTCACCCGATACATCGACGAGGCGCAGTATCAGAGGATGTGCGCCCACTTCCCGGAACTGAACATCATACAGCCGGAATACACGATGATCCGCATCGACAATCCGGCAGACGACGCGAGTGTGTCCAACCTCGACAACAACACCGGCTATCAGTTCGGCAACGACTATGTGAGAAGCGGCCATCTCGCCGCCATCTATGCCAAACGCCACCGTGTCCTTGCGAAAGTTACCCGGAAGCCTACGACAAGAACAGTCCGCATGGCCAACACCGATGTTACGGTCAACAACCACGACGGGCAGATGACCTATTTCCCCCTGCATGATGCGAACTCGAACTACTATGCGGATGCGGAGGACATAGCCAACTGCACCCCGGCCAAGCTCGACGGAAGCGAAGGCGACCTCATGATGTATGAGCCGGGAATGTGGGTAAAGGGCATCAACGACTATCTCAACGCCGCCAACTATTCATGTTACAGCTCCAACGACAGGAACCACCGTCCTGCCACGCCGGAGGCCGACGTCCTGACCCTTGATGACCTTAAGGCGAAAGGCGGCGTGATTGCCGGGCGCAAGATCGTCGGCAAGGATACCCTCCCGGCATCATACACCACCGACAGTTCCTATTCGGTGTGTCAGGTCGATGTGTCGAAGCACAAGAGGGTGCGTTTCCCAAGTGTTCCCGGAACAGGACTCACCGGGGCTGTGTTCTGCGACTCCTCCGGCAAGGTGCTTGAGAATATCGTCGTGCCCTCGCTTGCCAATAAATTCGAGGCCGGAATGTATCTCATAAAGGAAGTACCTGCCGGAGCGGTCTCCCTCAACTTCACCATCCTCAACACAGCGGAATTTGACAAGGTCGTCCTGTCGAACTCCGACAAGATCGAGGACATGGAGCCGGAGTGGTACTATGACGAGGAGCATCTGTGCGCCGTTGTCGAGACCGTCATCGTCGGTGAGAAATTCCGCTCGTGCATCACAGGGGGCAGCTCCATCGCAAATATGCCGTGGACAGACTTCCACTATTACAGCCAGCAGAGGGGTATGCAGCAGATCGATGCGATGATGCACTCCCGTCTCGCCAACCTCGCCTATGCCTTCTATGGCCGCAGAGATATGCAGGAACAGTGCGGAGCCGGGTCGCATACCAACAGCAGAACCATCGGAGCCGACACCATGCTCCGTGGTATGCAGGACACCGTCGGGTATGAATACGCCAAAGCCATCAACCCGAATGTCACGAACAGCCTTATCGACAACCTCGTGCATCAGTACGCATGGTTCATCGACACGGACACATTCGGGACAAAGACGGTGACGCAGGTCAATAACATCTGCTGTCTCGGCTATGTCAACCTTTATGGCCACAAGTATGAGATGATGGACTGGGTGGACTTACCCAATGATACAGGCAATGTCGGCAAGTGGCGTATATGGATGCCCGACGGCAGTGTCCGTTATGTCAAGGGCATGACCGCCTCCGGCAACTGGATTACCGGGGTTGCTCATGGTCTATACATGGATATGACCCCTGTCGGCAGTTTCAACGGCAGTTCCTCAACGTATTTCTGCGACACCTATTGGATAAGCACTTCAACAGGCCGTGTGGTCTATCGCGGCAAC